CTTCCAGCTTGCTGATTTTTTCGGACAGTTCGCTGATCTGCTTCTGCTGCGTCTCTATGGTCTTGGTGAGCTGTTTCAGCATTCCGGGGATCTCGAAGCAGATGGTGTTGTAGATGTTGCCGCCCGGTGCCGAGCCCTTGTAGCTGTATTGCATGATGCTGTCTCTGATGCGTTTTGGCAGTTCGTAGTTGAGCAGGTTGTACATGTTGCCGCCCGGTGTGGCGTTCTTTCCGTTGGGCTTGTATGCCCAGTTCCATACTTCGTCGCCTGCGTTGGACATGGTTCCTCCTTCAAGGATTCGGTTTGCTTGATCGATGATCTGCTTGTATGGCAGTCCGTTGGGCGCGAGGTCGGGGCATGAGAGGTGGTCGGTGCCTGGGATCTCCCGGTGTAGCCATACGTTGCCTTTCAGGCCGTCGTGCCACAGTTTTTTCCATCCGTACCTTCTCGCGATGTCGGCGCACAGTCTGGCGCTTGCGTCGATGCACTCCTGGGTGCATACCGCGCCGTCGGCCATGCCGCCCTCGTGCTCGATGCTGATGGTCGAATTGTTCGAGGCGTAGTTCGCGTCGGAATAGCTGCCGTCGAGTTCCGACACGTATTGGTGGATCTCTCCGGTTGCGCCGATGCCGTAGTGGGCCGAGGCGCGGCTTGACTGGTTGGCGAACGTGGCATCTGTGCCGGCGAGGTATCCGACCATGATGTGCAGCGTGATGTGTGTGACGCCGTAGCCGTTGCGGCCCACGTAGTGGTTCGGGCTTCCTTTCCAGATGATGTCGCTCATGTTGGCTCCGTCCTAGTCGTTGAAAAGGTCTTCAGGTGGTTCCGGCGGTGGTGGTGGGGCGCGCCTGTAGATGTGGTCGATGAGTTGCCGGTTGTATTGCCAGAGGCGTTGGTTGTCGGCCTGCATCTTCTGTGCGAGCCTGTAGGCTTCCATCTTGTTCTTCGCGGCGGCCGAGAGGGTGGAGACCAGTGCGCCGACTACCGCGCCGATAGCGCCGACGATGGCGATGACGAGATCCGTCATGCGGCCGGCCACATCATGGTTGCATAACGATCGTCGGAGATTTGTCCGCCGCCGCGACGGCTGTAGACGATGACTCCGGTGGTTTTGACAATGAACACGCCGATTGAATTGTTGTTGGAGCACATCGGTGCGAAATTCAGTTCGCGCGGCGGGCGTGCTTCCTCGGGGAGCGTGCCGGGCATTTGGCTTTCGCTCCATCCTTTGTTGCCACTGTCCGAGAGATTGATCGTGACGTAAACGAATCCATGTTTTATCATGTATTCGCATTTCCAGCCTGATTTGTTAACAAGCGTTGTTTGGGCTTTGTCATCGGAGGTGTACCAGTGTGCGTGATGCCAGCTGGTCCCGTCCCAGATGTACGGGCCGGTGTTGTCGCCGTCCGAGGTGACGAAGCCGGTCTGGCCGACCGTGGCCGTCTGTGCCTTCAGCGATTCGAGCGTGGTGGCGATCACAGGTGTCGCGCCGGCTGGGGTGGACCGCTGGTCGACCGCGTAAAGCGCCTGCTCGAACGTGCCGGCCATGGCCTTGAACGAGGCCGACGCGGTTGACACAAGGTCGGAGCCTTCGGGATATGAGAGCCCGTAGATTGGTGTTGTTGCTGTCATTGTGTTCCTTCCTTTTCGGCGGTGGGCGAAGAAGTGTCGATGACCTGGATCATCGAGAGGTCGCAGATGTGCAGGTCGAGCTGCTGCCAGCTGAGGGTGGGCAGGTCGGCCCATGTGATTCGTTCCGTCAGCAGCGGCCGGAGCGCGGCCAGCGTCGCTTCCTGGGTGAGTGTGGGATTGCCCGCGCGCCACCGGTATGAGAGCGTTCCGCCGATGGTCGTGATGGGGCCGGTGAAGGACGGTCGGCCGTCTGAGCCGGTCAGGGCCGACGCCTTGGCCTTGACGATGATGAACGGGCCGGATGGGCTTGCCTTGTACAGCCATGGCCGTCGTGCCGGGTCGATTCGCGTGCTGTTGAACGTCACTGTCTCCGGTACCATGCGCAGGTCGTGCGATTCGAGCCATTGCGCGATGTTGGCGCGGTCCGTGTCGCTGACGGTCGAGGTGCCGCCGCTGTTCCATACGCCGCCCGAGTCGTCCACGGCGAGCATGTCGGAATCGATGGTGAGGCTCTTCTGCATGGCGGTCAATTGGGAGGGCAGACGGTTCTGGTCTCCCATCGTGATCTCGACGTCATCGAACGAGAGCTTGCCGTTGTCCGATTTGACGCGTTTCGCGTTGATGACCACCTGAGTCAATGGTTCGGTGATGCTCAGATCGGTCGATGCCTCGATGTCGGACGCCAAGAGCGCGTATCGTGTCTCTCCGCCGGCGAGGACGCTGAGACGGCCGTCCGATGACAGGTGCACGGCGATCGGGTCGGCGAGGAACAATGGCCGGAGGCTTGATGTAGCGCCGTCGTAGACCTCATGCCACTGTGGGAGTCGTGGCCCGACGGTGAGCCGGTGCAGCAGGTCGAGCTGCGATGGGTGGTCGGATGACGTGTATGGCGCGACGCTCGATGGCAGAGCGAGCCCGTCCAGTTGGGCTTCCGGCGCTCCCTGCGCCGAGGCCCTGCGGTTCATCTCCGCGAGTCGTGCCGATGGCGTGCCTATCCAGTGCGCGCCGTCCCATTTCGCGGCCGTGTCTGTCGGTCCTTGTGATTGCAGGCGCTTCCACACGGCCATCCTCGATGTGGCGGAGAGCTTGAGCAGCCACCCGCCGCCGCTGGCCGGTTCGACGCTGCCGCCGGTGGAGACGGTGCCGGCGAACATTGTTTCGGATGGCGAGTCTGGCGAGTCTGGCGAGTCTGGCGAATACGTCTTGTGGAGCGAGTCGATGGGGATGCGCAGATCGCGCCAGCTGCCCATCGCTGGCGTCAGGTCCATCCATCGAGGCTGGTTGGAGAATTGGACGACCACTTTCATGCCGGCCAATGTGAGTGCCTGGCCTGCGAGCCGTCCGGTGCGGTCGCGGAGGGTGAACGACATGACGGCCGGCTCGGGTTGTTCGTCGATGCCGTCACTTCCCCAATCGATGGTGAAAGAGTCCAGGGCCGCTACATCCTTGGTGGAATCGTTCACCGGTGTCCAGCCGCTGCCGGTGTCGATGAACATGAAGCATTGCTGCATCACGACCTCCTTGCGTCATAGTCGGCCAGCAGTCGTTTGATGGCCTTGGCGGTGCCGTCCTTGTCGATGACCTCGCCGTTGATCTCCACGTTCCAGGTGTTGATGACGGCGGGCGTGGCTCCCTGCCCTTGGGCGGAGAGGGTGAGCGGCATGGATGCGAGTCTGCGGTTGGCGCGTCCGATGGCGGTTTCCACGGAGTTGTCGAATCCGTTGTTGAGGCCCTGCGCGAAACCGGTCATGATGGCCTTGCCGTGCGGGATCAGGAGCCGGCGGTCGTAGCTGATCGGGCCTTTGTGCGCGCTGATCCAGTCGCCGATGCCGCTGATCCAGCCGGTCACGTTGCTCCACATCGATTTGAGGCCGTTGAGGAAACCGCTGATGATGCTTGCGCCGGCGTTGTACAGGATGCTGCCGGCGTTGCCGAAGAACCCGGCGATGGAGCTGGGCAGGCCGCGGAACCAGCCGACTACGCCGTTCCACGCGTTCCTGGCACCGTTCGCGGCCGAGTTGAAGATGCCGACGATGGTGGAGCCGAGACCGGAGAAGAAGCCGATGATGCCCTGCACGCAGCCGGAGAGGAAACTAGTGAAGCTAGACCACACGGCCTTGCCGGTGTTGGTGCAGGTGAAGAAGTAGGTGAGTCCGGCCACGAGCGCGGCGATGAGCGTGATGACCAGCATGATCGGATTCGCGGCCATGACCGCGTTGAGCAGCGCCTGTGCGGCCGCGGCCAGCTGCATGGCCGTGGTAACGGCGGTGACGACTGCGACGGCTCCGCCGATCGCGGCCACGAGAGGGGTCACGAGGTCGAGATTCTGACTGATCCAGTTGCCGGCGGTCTTCAGCCAGCCGCCGACCGTCTGCGCGGCCGTGGCGACGGTGTTGAGCACGTTGCCGAACGCGGTTCCCGCCGGCTGTCCTCCGGTCATCGCGTTCACGACCGCCATGATGCCGTTCCACAATGATTGCAGGCCGCCGCCGACTGACTGCGCGGCGGACTGCAATGCGGTGAACGCGCCGGTGTCCTTGACCTGGCCGAAGAACGTTTGCAATCCCTGCACGCCGTTGGTGGCCAGGCTGGTCACGGCAGTTGATGCCGCGTTGATGCCGCCCGTGACCGCCGGCTTGAACAGGTTGAACGCGTCGGTCAGACCTCCGGTGACGGCGGCTTCGAGGTTGCCCATGGCTCCCTCGATGGTGCTGGTGGATGTCGCGGCCTGTTTCGCCACGTCGGTCATGCCGAGGTCCATGAGCGCCTTGTTGAACTCGTCTGCGGTGATCTCGCCCTTGGACATGGCGTCGCGGAAGTTGCCCGTGTACGCGCCGTTCTTCAGCAGGGCCTCCTGGAGTTTGCCGGACGCGCCCGGGATGGCGTCGGTCAGCTGGTTCCAGTTCTCGGTGGTGAGCTTGCCCGCGCCTGCGGTCTGCGTGAGCATCATCGCGACGCTTTTGAACGTGTCGGCGTTGCCGCCGGCCACTGCGTTCAGGTTGCCGGCCGCCTCGGTCAGTTCCATGTAGTTGCCGATGCCGTTGGCGGCCAGCTGCGCGGTGGTGTTCTGGATGTCATCGAGCCCGTACACGGTGTCGTCCGCGTATTTGCGGGTTTCCTTGGCGGCGGCCTGCACGGCCTTCGTGTCGATGCCGGCGAAGCTCATGGTGTTCATGAACTTGTCGGTGCTGTCCGACATGTTCACCACGTCGCTGGCGAAGCCCTTCACCGTGTCCCACAGCGCGGTCACGCCCTTGACGGCGAGCCCGCCGATGGCGCTGCCGAACGCGGCGGCCTTCGTGGTGGTCTTCTCGAACGCCTTGACGGCATCATCGGCGTTGCCGGTGATGCGCACGCTCATGATCGCGCTGTGCGCCATGGTTCACTCCTTCCGTGATTCGGCTTCCTTGAGCAGTTCGGCCAGTCCGGTGCCCCAATCCAGCTCGTCGGCCTCGTTCCTCCATTGCCATGGCGTGCCGCCGAAACGGCTTGCCAGGAGGAACGAGAGACGGCCGAGCGAGTCTTGGGGCCACGCGGCTAGTCCGTAGGGTTTCCCTCTTCCGGCTCCTCCTTCGCGGCCGCGAGGTCGAAGGACGCCACGGTGTCCAGCCAATGCTCGAAGTCGGGCAGATTGTGGCCGGCCATGCGCAGGGCCGCGTAGGCCGCGTACGCGCCGGAACGGACGGGGGACTGGGTGATGGGCCCCCAGCCCGCGTCGATGGCGTGCGCCTCGGCTTTGCAGGTGGCGCGCATGGTGATCGGCACTAGTTCGCTGGTCCCGTCCGTGTAGGTGATGCGGGTGGTTGCCATGTCATTTTCCTTTCACTTGCTTCAGTGTCTTGTCGATGAAGTCTTTGTAGACCTTTTGCCATTGGCTCTCGGTGGAGGCGACGCCGTTGTTGACGAAGAGCCGTGGCCGGATGTGCCGTTTCGGCCAGCCGTAATTGATTGGGCCCGCGTATGGCACGGCCTTGCGGCCGGCGCGGATGACGCCGGCGCGTTTCGTTGCTCCGACACGCAGGCTGCCGGCCAGCCGGCCGGTTTTGCCTCGTGGGGCGAGGTTGCGGACGGCGGGCAGTGCTATCTGCGCGGCTTCGCGGTTCACTTCCTTCAGGTCGTCCATGTCCGCGCCGGCCTTGCGCATCGTCTGCACGAAGCGTTTCTGGCCGACGACCATGAGTGCCTTGCCGGCCATCACTTGCCCGTGTACGGTTCGTGGGCGACGTTCGTGACGGCGAAGCTCAGATCGTTCGTGTTCTTCGATTTGACGTCGCCGCCGATGGCAATTGGCGCGATGGTGACGTTGAAGGTCCACTGGCTCTTGCCGTTCGTGTTCGGTACGAACTGGGCCGGCAGCGTCTCTCCATTGTGGTCGAAGAGCCAGACGGCCAGACCGTCCTCGCTGAAGTCGTCGCCGACAGTGCCCTCGAACGTCCACGTGGTCGTGGTGTTCGTCTCCTCTGATCCGTCGAGGTAGGTGGTCGGGTCGTCGCTGCTGTTCGACGGGTTCAGCTGCGCCTTGGTCAGGTCGGCACTGAAATCGCGTCCATTTTCCGTGTCGGTGATTTTGAAGATGCCTGGTCCGAGCGTGCGGATCTTTCCAGCCATGATTGTTTCCTTCCTATTCTGTTTCTTCGATTTCCAAAGCGTTCAATGTGACCTGGTAGGCCGCGAGCGTGCCGACTCCGGCCAGGCTCCAGCTTGCCGGTGTGGCCTTCTGCAGGTTCAGGCCCTTGTCGGCGAGCCGGTCGAGTGCGGCGAGGATGTCATCGACTGCGGATGGCTGCGTGGCCGGCGTGCCGGCGATGATGTCCAACGTCCAGACCGGTTCTGGCGGGCCCCATGATGGCCATTCCACGGTTGGCGGTTCGATGAACACCGCGACTTTGCCTGCCGTCGGGCGGATCAGTTGGGCGTCGATGCTGACGCTGCTGACCAGTCCATCGAGCATGTCGGTGAGCGTGTTCATCAGCGCGGCGCGTTGTTCCTGGATGTTCATGCGATCACCATGCCCCCGGTGAGCACGCCGGCGGCGCGGAGTTTCGGCCAGACCGAGCGGAGCGGGTCGGTGGAGATCCTGAACGGTTCAACGGTCGCGTCGCCAACGTCCATGACGCCGAGGCGGGCGTCACGCATGTTGAACAGGTCGGCGGCGCAGGAGACGATGCAATCGGCCAGCAGATCGTCATCGACGGTGGTGGTGCCGACCGCGTGCGCGACGTATCGGCGCGCCGCCGCGAGTTTGACCGTGAGCCGTTCGTCCTCTCCGGCCGGCACTCCAACCTCGTCGCGGAGCCGTTGCAGCAGGATGTTGTCAGCGATCATCATGCCGTGGCGAACTTCACCGGGATCAGGCCGTCGGCATGGGTCGTGGCCACGGCCATGTATCCGTAGACGCTGTAGCTGTTGGTCAGGCCGGTCACGTTCCCGTCCGTCAGCTGTGCGGGGCCGCCGGATTCCCAGACGGTCACGGCGGCCGGGTCGATGAAGCTGGCCAGTCCTGCGTCGGCGTTCGGCAGCAGCACGACGGGGACGCGCATGAACGTGCCGGCCACGCCGGTCAGGTCGAAGCTGCCGATGGTGTCGGTGCCGTCGCCGCTGAGGTTGAAGAAACGGTCGCCGGTGTCCTTGAGCTTCACCAATGCCTTGAGTACGTCCTTGGAGACCGCGAGGCGGGTCAGCGACACGTTGCGGTCGTCGGCCAGTTCGGACGCGTCGATGATGAGGGACACCCAATCGTCGATGGTCATGTTGGCCAACTGTGGCGCGTCGATCTTGTTGGCGTCCTTGGATGCGTCGCGCTGAGCCTTGATCTCCGCGTACAGATGGTCGCGCACGGCCTTCTCGGTGGCCTTCGCGTAGGCGTTCTGCAATGCGGTGATCGCGGTGTTGAGCATCGGCGTGGTGCTGCGTTCGATGGTCTGGCGGCTCAGGGTGGTGTAGCCGCCGTAGGTGTTGATGTCGGCGGTCTTGGTGCCGAAGCTGATTTTTCCGAAGGAAAGATCGGCTCCTTCCTCGGTCTGCTTTCCGACGGCGGTGGTGTCGGAGGTCACGACATGGTATTCCATGCTCATGCCTGTGGCCGGGAGCGTGTCATGTGTCAGGAGCTGGGAGACCTTGCGGCGATCCTCGATCAGTTTGAGGTCGTCGGCGATCCAGGTGGCGGTGTTGCCGGTGTCCTTGGTCGAGATCAGGTCGCGGCATTCCTTCATCACGGTCATGGCCTGTTCGTCGCCTCGCGCGAGTGCCTGCATGTATTCGCCGTGGCTTCGGTAGGCCGCGCCGATGGCCGCCGGTGCCGGTTTCGCGCCCATCTTGGTGATTTCGGCTTTGATGCCGCGCTGTTCCTCCTGCATGGACTGGATCAGGTCCATCAGTTCGTTGTTGTTCTCCATGGTTTCCTTCCTGTGTTCGACGGCTGGTGCCGCTGATTTGGTCATTTTCGCGTTCTGGTAGGCCGGCCAGCTCACGATGCTGGTCTCGAGCAGCCGGACCTTGCGGCGGTGGGTGATGCCGTCGCGGTCCTTCTGCGATTCGAGAGGAATGAATCCGACCGAGAAGCTGTCGAGCACGCCGTCACGTATCAGGGTCATGGCATCGCGGCCGCGTGCCGTGTCGCTGATCCGCGCGGTGATGTGCAGTCCGTCGTCGGTGCTTTCCGCGTTGGTGATGCGGCCGATGGTCTCGCCGTGCTCGAAGCACAGTTTCGCCTCGTCAAGCCCGTCGAACGAGCAGTCTCGGTCGAAGGTCTCGGCTCCGTCCCATGTGTCGATGATGTCGCCGAACGGCACTGCGACGCCTTCCACGGTCGAGGTGCCGGAGTCATCGGACGAGCGGAGCGTCAGGCCCTTCCAGGCGATTTCGCGTTTCTCGATGTTCATTGGTCTTCTTCCTTTCCGAGTGCCGGCAGTCCTTCCTTGCGTCTCACGTCATCGACGGTGAGGAAACCGGCCTCGATGGCGGTCTTGTAGGCCGTGTAGCGGTCGCTCATGTTCGCTCTCTGCGAGCTGTCCCAGTCGAACTTCGCGGTCCGTCCGCGCGGCAGCAGACGGTTGAAGATCTCTTCGATCTCGCCGGTGTAGGCGGCCAGCGTGTAGTCGGCGAACTCTATCCACGACTGTTCGATGTTCGAGTAGGTGAGGTTCGAGCCATCGACGGCGGCGAGCATGATGCTTGCCGGGATGCCGAGCAGACGGGCGATCTGCGTGGTGTCGAATTTTTGAGTCTCAAGGAACTGCAAGTCTGCTGGCTTAAGTGAGAGCGGCACGTATTCCAGGTTCTTGCCGACTACCTTGATGTCGCCGGCCTCGCCCGACGCCTTCCATGATGCCTTGGCCTGCTGCGCGGCTTCCTGTGTGATGTTCTCTGATGTGCGCAGATAGCCCTTGAGGTTCGAGCCGTCCGTGAAGAACTTCGCCTTGTAGTCGCGCGCGAGCTGCGCGGCCTCGATTTCCTCGCGCGCCGCCGAGATGGGGCCGAGGCCGCGAAGACGTCCGGGCACGTTGAGGAACTTGCTGTGCACGACGTCATCCGCCGTGTAGTCGCGGCCGAGATAGGAGAACCGCAGATCAGGGCGTGCCGGGTCGTCGCTTTCGTCCGTGACGGTCACGTATTGCGGCGGCAGGACCTCGCATGTCACGATCTCGCCCTGCCAATCGCGCACGATGCGGGTGAACGCGTTGCCGTCGAGCACGAGCGATGCCACGATGTCGGCGATGAAATCACGGCGGGAACGGGAGACGTCCGGCTGCAACACCATGGGGCTCACGTCCGGCAGGTCACGGCCGCCGCGCTGCTCCACGATCGGCAGGCCGGTGATGGCGGTCTGAAGCACCTGCACGCCACGGAACACGGTTGAGAGTTGCAACGGTTCGGTGGCCGGCCCCCGTTTCGGCGGCTTGATGCCGTCCGGCATGTCCGTGCCGTCCGCGCCGCGCGTGAGTACGCGGCCTGCGAGCCTCATTCGTTTCCAAAGATTCATGACGCCGAGATTATGCGCGGCGGCGCGTCATGGCCAAAAAAACGGTGACATTCAGTGACAAACGGTGACAAACGGTGACAAACGGTGACAAACGGTGACAAACGGTGACA